AAACTTTTGACAACAGGTGCATTAACAATTGATGGTAAATTAGCTACACAAATTTTATCACCAATAGTTCATGCAATAACATGTGCTACAGACCCAGAGAAAAAACCAGGAGAAATTTGAGGAGAAAATAAAATGGCATTTCAAGCAGATGAATTTTGGGCTTATGGTGGACAACTTCTTTGTTCAGAACCAAATAAAATACCAATTGCTCTTGGTGTAGGACCAAGTAAAATTATTGGTTCTTCTTACATTCAGGGTCCAGCAATGGTAGGAAGTCCAGATAGATTTCCTAATGTGTATGCAACGATGATGATTGGACCACCAGCACATTCTGGTCCTCAACCTGTTATTCCAGGTGCATTATGTTATGGAGTTAATAATCCATATTCACTAGCAGTTTCAGGACCCTCTGCACTTATGGGTCCGGTAGATGCGAATGGTAATATAAGTGCTCAAGGTAATGTTCAGGCACAGTCTGATGTATTGGCTAAGTGTGGAACAGTATCTTTAACAGAGACATATGCAATTGCAAAGTCCAAAAAAAGTTTTGATATTCCTCATCCATCAAAAGAAGGATGGAGATTGAGGCATGTTTGTCCGGAAGGTCCATCTAGTGATGTATATTTTAGAGGAAGAGTTACAAATAAAAAAGAAATTCAACTTCCATTATATTGGGAAGAACTTGTTGATCCAACAACAATAACGGTCAATTTAACACCAATTGGAGCTCATCAGAATGTAATTGTAAAAAGAATTGCTGATAATAAAATTTATCTACAAGCAAATGGTGGGATGCCAATCAATTGCTTCTTTCATGTTTATGCAACTCGTATTGATGGCGAGAGATTAATTCCCGAATATGAAGGAACTTCACCTGCAGATTATCCAGGTGATAATAGTGGATATTCTATTGCTAGTTACACTTACGACATTCCATCTGGAGAACAATAAATGGCAGATCCTAATTTAGAGTTTATTAAACTAGATGTATCACCATTACCAGTGATAGAAGATGGTGCTCCTGGTGTTGATATTGACTCATCTGGAATAGCTGTTGTTGGAATTATCACTGCAACAACTTTTGTTGGTGATGATATTACAATTGGAACTGGTGTTACTATTAATGACTCTGGAATACATGTAACAGGAGTCATCACTGCAACATCTTTTGTTGGTGATGGTTCTAATGTAACAGGTATTTCAACACTTAACATCACAGGTTATAGTGGTGGTGGAGGAGGAGCATTTTCGTATGATAACACCACAAATGTCTTTACAACAAATCTAACATCATTACCAGATAGAGATACTGGTTCTAATAATTTCTTTGTAGGGGCAAATGCGGGAAATCGTATTACAACGGGTTCTCATAATATAGGAATAGGAACCTCTGCCGGAAATCAACTTACTACTGGAAGTTGTAATAACTTCTTTGGTAATTGTGCAGGAAGATGCAACACCACTGGATGCAACAATAACTTCTTTGGTAATCAGGCAGGATACAATAACACCTGTGGATGTCATAATAACTTCTTTGGTTGTTGTGCAGGACACTGCAACACCACTGGATGCAACAATAACTTCTTTGGTCGTTATGCAGGATGTCTCAACACCTCTGGAAGTCATAATAACTTCTTTGGTTGTTGTGCAGGAAGATGCACTACCGTTGGAAGTTCAAATAACTTCTTTGGTTATCAGGCAGGATATAGAAACTGTAGTGGAGTATTTAATAACTTCTTTGGATATTGTGCAGGATACAACAGCACCACTGGATGTGGTAATAACTACCTTGGTTATTGGGCAGGAAGATTAAACAGTTGTGGAAAATTTAATAACTTCTTTGGATATCTTGCAGGATGCAGGAACAGCACTGGATGTTGTAATAACTTCTTTGGATATCAGGCAGGATACAACAACACCACTGGATTTGAAAACAACTTTATTGGTGCTCATGCGGGATGTAATAATACCTTTGGGGATTATAATAACTTCCTTGGTACATGTGCAGGAAGATGTAATACCAGTGGAAACCATAATACTGCCATTGGTTGTAATTCAGGATACAACAACAGCACTGGAAACAATAATGTTTCAATAGGCCAAAGTGCAGGATGTTTAGTAACCGGTTCCAATAATATTATGATTGGTTGTGGAACTGGTATTGGTGTGAATGGAATGGGAGACCATACTGGTAGTGATACAATCTATATGGGTAATACTAGTCATACAAAGGCTTGTATTCAAATTGCATGGACAACAAACTCTGATGTTCGTAACAAGTGTATTTGGGGTAATGTTTCACATGGAAGAGATTTCTTGAGAAACGTAAATCCAATTAAGTATTCATTTAAGAGTAGAGATACAGATGAACTTATTGATGAAAAAATGAGATATGGTTTCTGTGCTCAAGAAATTTTATCTCTTGAACTTCCAGAAAATCCAGTTATTACTAATGTAGATAATGCAGATAATTATGGTGTCACCCATGAGTATTTGATTCCTATCTTGGTAAATGCTATTAAAGAACTTGATGCAGAAAACAAAGCAATTCTTGCTCGCTTGGAGGCCCTAGAGAAAGAAAGCCCTTGACGACCCCATCGCTCTCTGTTATACTATATGAGTAATCAAGGAAACCCACCGAATGCAAGACGAGTTTCTCACCCGTTGTGTTGTTGATCCTACTAAAAGGAAGTTCTATTTGTTTTCAAACGAAGGTGACGAGAAAGTGATTGATTGTGAAACAATGGAACAATTCATGAGCGTTCTTCAATTTGTTCGTGCTACTTGTAGTGAAGATGTTCTTGCATATTCCAATCCTCTTTGATAAGATGAATGCATATTCTCCAGAGCTTTACAAAGATATCCTAGAATGCTATAATTATGAGACCAGAAACCCGACAGTCTATGGAAATGTTATTTGCAGCAAAATGGAATTTACCAAAAGCAGCGAAAAACGCAGGACTGACCAACAAGGAGATGAAAATTACATTTAACGAGTATTGTACTTTTCATCCACCAACATATAAACCTGAATAAGGTTTTTCTTGGGAGTGTCGCATATTGGTTAATGCCCATGCCTTATAAGCGTGTGAACCGAGTTCAATTCTCGGCATTCCCACTTGCTCCTTTAGCTCTCTGGTGAAAGCTCTCTGCTCATAACAGAAGAAAGGTCAGTTCGATCCTGACAAGGAGCACTCGGGTGATTGGCGCAGAGGTAGCGCAGTAGATTTACATTCTATTGGTCACTGGTTCGAATCCAGTATCACCCACCTTGCGAGTATGGTGGAATCGGTAGACACACCAGACTTATGAAAATTGAGCCTCATTTGAGAAATCTTATGAGTGTAACTCCTCAAATTCGGGGAAACCTGTAAAATGGCAATCCCGAGCCAAGCATCGCAAGATGAAGGTGTAGAGACTAGACGGGGAGCACCTAAACCGAAAGGTATGGTGAAGGGATAGTCCAGACCACAAACCGTAAGGGCAAGGAAACTTGTAGTGGTAAGAAAATCTGTTGACCATTGCGGTCGTGGGAGTTCAAGTCTCCCTACTCGCATTAAAATAAATAAGACAAAACGGTAAGTATATGTCTTATCAATACAAAATCACCAGTTCATATTGTTGGTATAATAATGGCAGTATGATTGTGAAAATGTATTTCATAAATGGCCTTCCATTTACTTTTGATGAACTTCCAGATGGACATTTACGCGATAAAGAATTAATTAAAGAAGCAAATAAATCAATATCTTATGAACCAGATGAAATGTATCGATATTCATTTTATCTGATTGATGAAGAAATGCATCCGATGCTTTTTCCTGTTGATTTGGAAAATCCGGAAGATATGCCAGACCAAGAAATAGAACTTTGTGATGAGCAAGATTTTATGCGATAAATAAAATATAAGGAATTACTTGCAGAAAATAAAATGGGTCTCTCAAGATTAGAGAATTTTATCAAGAATGTTCGTGGCAATATTTTGTATGTGAGTCCCAATGATTTGGACTCTACTGATAGTATTGAAAATAGTGGAAATTCACTCACTCGACCATTCAAAACAATACAAAGAGCACTGGTTGAAGCATCTAGATTTTCATATCAAAAAGGATTGAATAATGATAGATTCAATCAAACAACTATTTTAGTATATCCTGGTGAGCATACTATTGATAATAGGCCTGGATATATTCCTGATGGTTTGGGTACATTTAAAACTAGAAGTGGATTTAACGCTGAAGATTTTACAGCATGGGATGGAAACACTGTATATGATTTAAATACCGAGAACAATGCACTATACAAATTAAATAGTGTTCATGGTGGTGTTATTGTTCCTCGTGGTGTATCAATTATTGGTATTGATTTAAGAAAAACGAAAATAAGACCAAAATATATTCCAAATCCAACTGATAGTAATATTCCAAGTTCTGCCGTGTTCAGATTAACCGGTGGTTCTTATGTACAAAATTTTACTATTTTAGATGGTGATCCAAATAGCACATCATATAGAGATTATTTGAACAGTGACTTTATTCCTAATTTTTCTCACCATAAATTAACCTGTTTTGAATATGTTGATGGTACAAATAATGTAAAAATAAGTGATACTTTCTTAACATATGAATCAACCAGAACAGACCTTGATATGTATTATGAAAAGGTCGGATTGGTCTATGGTACTGCAAGCGGAAGAGAAATTCAACCAGATTATCCGTCCACTGGTTTAGACATTGAACCTAAAGTTGATGAGTATCGTCTTGTTGGTCCTACTGGCCAATCTGTAGAAATTTCTGCCATACAAGCAGGTAATGGTGTTGTTGCCACAACAACTATCACAGTTACAACGGCAACTGCAATTGATGGTTTAGATGTAGATAATGTTATAGTTATTGATGGATTAGCAGATACAGAATATAATGGAAGATATACTGTTACTGAAAAAATTAATTCAACACAATTTAAATATATTACAAATAATCCTCCTGTAGACCCAAATCCATCATCAACTGCAACTGCAACAGCATCTATTGTCGTTGATAATATAACATCAGCATCTCCGTATATCAATACAATCACATTGAAATCTGTTTATGGAATGTGTGGTGTTCTTGCAGATGGATCAAAATCTTCAGGATTTAAATCAATTGTTATTTCGGAATTTTCAGGTATCTCTCTTCAGAAAGATGAAAATGCCTTTGTAAAATTTAATAAGACCAGTGGTGTATACGAAGATACTACAATTCCTGGTAATGAGAACTTAAGTTCTGATATAGATGCAGTTTATAAACCAGCATATTCAAATTTCCATATTAAAGGAACTGGAGATACTTATATTCAAGCAGTATCTTGTTTTGCTATCGGTTTTTCAGAGCAATTTGTTTCTATTGATGGAGCAAATTTATCGTTAAGTAATTGTAATTCAAATTTTGGAGCTAAATCATTATCTTCATCTGGTTTCAAAAATACTGCAACAAGTACTGAAGATTTAGGATACATTTCTCATATTCTTCCACCAAGAGAAGTGGATGAAGATGAAATTAGTGTATCTTTTGCTCCAATTGATATTAAAACCACTATTGGAATTGGTACAACTAATGAAAGATTATATTTGTATGATCAAAAAAATGTAGACTCTATACCATCAAGTGAGTTCAATGGATATAAAATTGGTGCAAAAGCATCTGATAAACTTTATATTTTAACCTCAAATGGTGAGCAAAAGGTAGAGCATTTTTCAAGAATTGTAATGTCTAATTCTCAGTCTAGTTCTGAAAAAGTATTTAATGTTCTCAAAACAAATGTTGGTATCAATAGTATTGTTTCTAATACCATTACATTAACAGAAAATCATACTTTCCAGAATGCAGAATCGGTGAGAGTTATCAGTGAAGATGGTTCTCTTCCAGATGGAATAGAATCAAACACCGTATATTATGCAATTACCTCTGGAGTAGATCCTGACGAGATTAAACTTGCGAGTAGTGAAGCTAATGCAAGAACTTTAAGTGCGATTTCATTTAATAATTTTGGAGGTTCTTTAAAGATTGTCAGTAGGGTATCTGATAAAAAATCTGGTGATGTTGGCCACCCAATCCAATATGATACTGGTTCTAGTCAATGGTATATTAAGGTAGCAACTGCTAATACAGAGAACTTAATTTATTCAAATGTAATTGTTGGTTTAGGAACAACTGCATTTAATAATGACGCATCACCTAAAACATATGTGAAGAGAACACCTGATAATAGGCAATTAAAGGATTCAATTTATCGTCTTCGTTATGTTATACCTGAAGTTGATTCAACAGTGGCAAAACCACCATCTATTGGAGCAGTTATTCAAGAATCAAGTACTTCAATTGGTAGCACAGCAATAGAAGTAGGAAAATATTTTGGTTCCGGCACACTGACTAATTCAAATCAATTAAGAAATTTTAAAATTATATCTGATGTTTCATGGGATACTGAATTAGCATATTTCACAACAGAAGTTCCACACAAGTTGAATGTGGGATCACAAGTTCAAATTAATAATGTAAAGAGCACCTTGAATGTTGCTGGAGTAGGAAATTCAGGATTTAATAGAACTTATTCTGTTGTTGGGGTAGGAAGTGCTAAACAATTTAGTGTAGGATTATCAACAGATCCAGGATCTTTTACGAGTGATATTACAGTAAGAGATACAAATCTTCCAAACTTCTCAAGAAAAAGATATAGAAATACTTATTATGTGCAAAATGTTGAAGAAGTTCAAGAATATATTAGTGGAGTTCAACCTGGAGTTTATTATCTAACAGTTTTGAATTCTACTAATTCTCCATCAATATCACCATTCACTGGAGAAAGTTTCTCTCAACCAATACAGAATCTTTATCCAGAAATTGATAGAGATAATTTATTGTCTGACATAAATGCTACAATTTCTGTAGCTTCACCATCTCCAATTGGAAAAGTTACTGTTGATGATTCGAAAAATAGCATTACAAGAGAAACATCTGATAAATTTATATCCGATATCAATATTGGTGTGGGATTAACTGATATTTTAACAAATGTTGTCGGTACTGGTGGAACTATTCATGAATTACGTACAAAAATTGACCATGGACTTAATGGTGCAATAAAAGTTAGCATTGCTTCCAGTGGTGCAAATTATGGTACGGGTTCTGCTTCTGAAGTCATTTATTATGGCGCAAAACTAGTTGCATCTGCATCATCAACTGGACCAACAGGAAAACATGCATCTGCTAGAGTTACTGTAGATGCAAATGATGGCGGAATTACTGAAGTATTAATAACTGATGGTGGAAGTGGATATTTCCCAGGAAATCAATGCAAAATTGTTAGTGTAGCAACTACAACAGGACATAGTGCGGCAGAAGTAGTAATTGAAAAAGTCAATGATAATGTTGGAGATGTTGTTAAGATTGTAGGAGTTTCTTCCGATACTTATGAACCATATAATACATTATACAGAATTACTTCTGTTGGTATTGGTTCCGAAAAAGATTTTAGAGCCGAGTCTATTTCTGAAATTAGTGGGGTTACAACCACCGGAATTGGTGCAACTGTTCTATCAAATGCAGTTTTATATAATGTTGGAAAATCTGTTGGCATTTCAAGTATCAATTATTTTTCAAGCACTGGTATTGCAACAGTCACAACAAATTCTAATCATGGATTTGGCGTAAACAATAAAGTTAGAATTGTTACTGGTATTGCAACAATGCCAGAATTTGATGGTGAATTTATCATCAAAAAAGATGAAAGTCTTACATCATTCTCATTTAATTTGGGTATTGGTGTCACAGACCAACCTGTTGCTATGGGTTCATCTATGTTTGTACTTCCAACAGGATGGACATCAAATGCAGGGACACTTGGTGAAAAGGATAGTAGTGTTAATGCTAGAATGGTTTCAAATTATGCTGGAATTACAACAACACTTTCATCTGGTATTGCCAATGCCACAACCGATGAAGTATCATTAACAAACGTTGGTGATTTAAATCTTGCCGCAGGTGATTATCTATCCATTGATAATGAAATAGTAAGAATCAAAACAAATCCATCAAATCCGTTAAGCAATCCACTTTTAGTCTTTAGAGGGGTTCTTGGATCAAAAGCAACATCTCATGATTCTGGATCAATTGTTCGTAAAATACAACCACTTCCAATTGAATTTAGAACACCATCTAAAAATGTAGCTCAAAGTCATGTTTGGGAACATGTTGGTTTTGGACCAGGAAATTATTCTACAGGTCTTCCTAGTAATCAAACTCGTGGAAAAACACCTGAAGAAGAAATATTATCACAGTCATATAAGAAGGATGGTGGTCTTAATTTCTTTGATGGAATTGATAATGAAGGATCTAGTTACTTTGGAAATAAGAAAATTAATAATATTTCTGGAGAAGAGGAAGTATTTGATGGACCAAATCTTAATAGTGAAACTGTAATCAATACAAAATCAACTACATTTGAAGGAAAATTAACTTCAACTTCAGATGAAGGTGTTGAGGCAAAAAATATACTATTAAAAGGAAATGTAGACCTTGCCAAAAAACATACTGTAGAAAAAGAAGCACCATCATATACAGGAAATCCTGGCGACATTGTTTATTCGGATCTTCCAATTGAGGGTCAAAATTCTGCCTGGATATATGCAAATGATAAGAGTTGGAAGAGAACAGGACCAATAGCATTGTCAGCTGACACCGATTCTTACCTATTCAGTAGTGTAGGTATTGGAACTACAACGTTATCTCTAAAAGATCATATTGTGCAAATTGGTTCTGGTTCAAGTATTGTTACCATTGGACCAAATGGAAGTGTTGGTGTTGGATCAACAGGGCATATATTTAAGTTCAGAGTAGAAGGTACATCACATTTCTCCGGTAGTGTTTCTGCAGGTGATGCTATTACTGCGAGTAGCTTTATTGGTGATGGCTCTGGTCTAACAAATCTGAACGTATCGGCAACTGGATGGGCACAAGTTGAAGCTGGACTTGGAACTGGTATTTACAATACTCAACTAAACAGAGTTGGTATTAATACTGCTGCTCCACAAGTTGTTCTTGATGTTGGTAGTCCCACATCTGGTGTTGGTGGAACAGATTTAAGAGTACGTAACATTGCAAAATTTGATAGTTCAGTAGTTGCACAAAATATTAGTGTAGGTGGTATTCTTACGTCAACAAATTATCGTCTTGATAGTACGTTATCTAGAATTAGATCAGGGATTGTAACTACATCCACATTAGTTGTTGGTACTGCTGGAACTGTTATTACAACAAACTCTTCCCAGAATATTGGTATTGGAACACTTGCAGCAAGAACTAAATTGGATGTTGAAGGAAGATTGAGAACTAAATCTCATTCCGAAAATATTGAAGTCGTATCTGTTTCTGCTGGAAACGTTAATATTGATTTGAACAAAGCAACAATATTTGATTTAGATCTTTCAACTTCTGGCACTGATGTTACCCAATTTACCCTTCTTGGAACTCCAGATTCTGCAGCTTCTTCGGAGTTTGTTATTAGAATTAAATCAAATGGTTCTAATTCTGTTGGTATCAATACATTCAAGAATCAATCTGGAACTAATTTGAGAGTATATTGGCCATCATCTGTTCCCAATGTTTCAATATCTACAGATAAGTATGATTTCTATAGATTTAGAACTTTCTCAAGGTCTGGAGCGATTGACGTATTTGGTTTTGTTGATGGACAAAACATGGGATATCAATACTGATAAATAATAAAAAAAGTAGTATTCTGGGGGAGAGTGAACCCAAATGGCAGGAATTAATAAGAATTTTGTTATTAAGAATGGCATTGAGGTCAACACTAATTTAATTGTAGGTAATACTGAATTAGGTCGAGTTGGTATTGGAACCACTCAACCTCTTCAAAATTTACATGTTGTCGGTGGTATTGGTGCAACATCCATCGATGTTACTGGGGTTGCAACCATTCGAACATTGAATGTCCTTGGAGTTACAACTCTCCCACAATTGGTTCTTGGTGCTGGAGATCCTGTCATAACAGGAACACCAAATCAGATATTAGCTGTTTATGATGGTGTACATATTGAGGGAAATACTGGTATTGGTATCACCTTACCAAATGCCAGATTAGATGTTGTTCCACCATCAGATAAAAGTGCAGGTATATTTTCAGGATCATCTTCTGAAGGGATGGTTCATATTGTTCAGAAAGGTGAGGGGGATGCATTAAGAGTTGAGAGTATTCCTGCAGGTATCAACACAACTGCTTTTGTCGTAACAGGAGTCGGAACAGTTGGTGTAGGAACCACTAATCCAGATGTTAAACTTACTGTTTGGACATCAGTATCTACAGGAACCACTGCAATTTATGCAAGAGGTGATGTTGTTGGCACTGGTATTGGTTCCTTTATTAGTTTGCAATCAGAGACTGCAAATGTTGCTATTGGAACGATTGGTAAATTAGTAGGTCAGTCTTTAAATTATAGTGGAATTAATACATTAACAAGCATTGAATCTACAGAACTAACAGTAAGTGGATTCTCTACGTTAGGTAGTGCCAAGTTATCAAATACAATTCTTGCTGGTGTTAATACTGGATTGTATGCTCCAGGTATTTCTACATTAACTTATCTAACAGGTCAATCTGCAAACTATAGTGGAATTTCTACATTAACTTCTCTTGATGGAGTATCATTAAATTATACTGGTATTTCTACTATTAGTCATGTAAGTGGAACAACTTTGGTTGTTTCTGGATTCTCTACATTAGGTAGTGCCAAGTTATCAAATACAATTCTTGCTGGTGTTAATACTGGCCTCTATGCTCCAGGTATTTCTACATTAACTTATCTAACAGGTCAATCTGCAAACTATAGCGGTATCAATACTCTTGGTTTTGTCGAGTCAATAACCTTAAATGTTTCTGGATTTAGTACTCTTGGTGCTACTTCTGCATCATTATTAAGTGTTTCTGGTGTCTCTACACTTACTGGAGGTGTTAATGCTGATGCAGGTATTAAGGCCGCAAGATTAAGTGTTGCTGGAATTTCTACATTAGGACAAACCACAACTGCAGGTCTCAAGAACACTGGAATTTCTACATTAGGTAATGCAACAGCAGACACATTAGTTGTTTCTGGATTTAGTACTCTTGGTGCTACTTCTGCATCATTATTAAGTGTTTCTGGTGTTTCTACACTTACTGGTGGAGTAAATGCTGATGAAGGTATTAAGGCCGCAAGATTAAGTGTTACTGGAATTTCAACATTAAGTGATGCAACATCAACTAACCTTGTTGTATCTGGATTTAGTACTCTTGGTGGTTCATCTGCAACATTATTGAGTGTTTCTGGTGTCTCTACACTCACTGGTGGAGTAAACGCCGATGAAGGTATTAAGGCCGCAAGATTAAGTGTTACCGGTATTACTACATTAGGTCAAACTACAGCAACAGGATTAAAAGTTACTGGAATTTCTACATTAGATCAAACTACCACAACTGGTCTTAAGAACACTGGAATTTCTACATTAGGGAATGCAACAGCAGACACTTTAGTTGTTTCTGGATTTAGTACTCTTGGTGGTTCATCTGCAACATTATTAAATGTATCTGGATTTAGTACTTTTGGATCTATTAGTGCAATAAATGCAAACTTCACGGGCGTTACCAGTATAACATCACTTGCTCTTGGTGAACAATTAGCATTAAGTTCTTTCAGTGTAAGTTCAGAATTTGTTAGTACTGCAGGTGTTAGTACACTTTCTGCCACACAAATATCAACATTAGAAGTCACTGGCATTTCCACATTAGGTCAAACCACAACTGCAGGTCTTAAGAATACTGGAATTTCAACATTAGGTAATGCAACAGCAGACACTTTAGTTGTCTCTGGATTTAGTACTTTTGGTGGTTCATCTGCAACTTTACTTAACATTTCTGGTGTCTCTACACTTACTGGAGGTGTTAATGCTGATGCAGGTATTAAGGCCGCAAGATTAAGTGTTACCGGTATTACTACATTAGGTCAAACTACAACTACTGGCTTTAAGAACACTGGAATTTCTACATTAGGGAATGCAACAGCAGACACTTTAGTTGTTTCTGGTGTCTCTACACTCACTGGTGGAGTAAATGCTGATGCTGGAATTAAGGCTGCCAGATTAAACGTTACTGGTATTACTACTTTAGGTCAAACTACAGCATCAGGATTAAATGTTGCTGGTATTACTACATTAGGTCAAACCACAACTGCAGGTCTTAAGAACACTGGCATTTCCACTTTAGGTAATGCTACGTCAGATACTTTAGTTGTTACCGGTATTACTACATTAGGTCAAACCACAACTGTTGGTCTCAAGAACACAGGCATTTCTACATTAGGAAATGCAACAGCAGATACATTATCTGTCTCTGGTGTTGCTACTGCAAGTTCCTTCAGTGGTTCTGGTTCTGGTTTAAGTGATGGAACTGTACCAATTGCATCTCTTGATATTGATGGTGGTACAGAACTATCATCTCTGGCTAATGAAGATTTATTCATTGTTGATGATGGTGCAGGTGGAACTAATCGTAAAATTACTGCAAGCAACGTAAGTGCATATGTTCTTGGTGGTGCATCAGGAAGTGTTAATTTCCAGAACTTGAATGTGAGTGGTATTGGTACAATAGTTAATCTTATATCAACTAATGCAAATATTAGTGGAGTATTAACAGCTACTAATATTGAAGGTAATGGTGATGGAATTACTTCAATTCGTGCAGGTATTCTGACCGGTTCTCTTCCTCCGATTGATGGAAGTCAACTGACAGGAATTGTTGCAACTGGTACTGGTGTTCAAATATTTGATGGATATGGTGGTTCTTATGGATATGGTGCTGTTTATTCGGGTATTGGTATTACTTTTGTATATAATACTGATAACGTTACTGTAGATTTCAATGCAGGAATAACAACAATTGGCCTTTCAACCTCTGTGAGCATTGGAGGTTCAATGACTGCAACATCATTCCATGGTGATGGTGCGGGTCTTACAAATGCTGGTGCTTTCAACTATGATAACACCACAAATATTTTTGCACAAAATATTACATCATTACCAAATAGAACTGATGGTGCTGATAACTTCTTTGCAGGTAGATCTGCAGGACATAATATTACTAGTGCAGACAACAATATTGCAATAGGATCTTCTAGTGGTTTAAACCTTACATCCGGACACAATAATATATTCCTTGGTGCTTGTGCAGGATGTAATACTGATACTGCATATCATAATGTATTCCTTGGTGCATGTGCAGGATGTAACAATAGCGGTGGCGATTATAATACCTTCATTGGTCAGCATTCGGGACGTGATAACACATCTGGAAATTATAATACTTTCATTGGTCGTTCTGCAGGATACAACAACAATACTGGCGATTATAATACCTTCATTGGATATTGTGCAGGATATGACAATTGCAATGCTTCAAACAATACCTTCATTGGATATCTTGCAGGAAGGTGCAACAGCACTGGAGCTGGTAATTTCTTCGTTGGTCAGTGTGCAGGACATTTCAGTTGTAGTGGATTTTACAATAACTTCCTTGGTGATAGTGCAGGATATTGCAACACCTCTGGAACCAATAATAACTTCCTTGGTAGATGTGCAGGATGTAGTAATACCTCCGGATCTTATAATAACTTCTTTGGACATGATGCAGGATGCAAAAACACCACTGGAAGTTGTAATAACTTCATAGGCGAGTGTGCAGGATTCTGCAACACCGATACTAATGGCTCAGTAGCAATTGGACAATCAGCAGGATATCATAATGATGCTTCTGATAATGTCTTCTTGGGAAGAAATGCTGGATTTACTACTGTTACTCGTTCTTCAAGTGACCTTATTACGGGTTCTCATAACTTCATATCGGGTGTTGGAGCTGGTTCCTCATTAACCACTGGATGCAATAATACCTTCATTGGTAATAGAGTAGGAAGATACAACACCACTGGAGATTACAATAACTTTCTTGGCAATTTTGCAGGAGGAAATAACACCACTGGAGGTTGTAATAACTTCTTTGGTAATCAGGCAGGATACTACAATACCACTGCAAATAATAATAACTTCCTTGGTAGTTCTGCCGGATACAAAAACACCACTGGAAGTCATAATAACTTCCTTGGTGATAGTGCAGGATATTGCAACAATTCTGGAAGTAATAATAACTTCATTGGTGAGCGTGCAGGATTCTGCAGCGTCGATGGATGTCACAACAACTTCTTTGGTTGTCGAGCAGGATGCAAAACCACTGGAGTTTGTAATAACTTCTTTGGTGCAGCTGCAGGTGTAAGTAACACCTCTGGAAGTAATAATAACTTCTTTGGTAATGCAGGAGGAAATAATACCACTGGAAGTTATAATAACTTCTTTGGTCAGTCTGCAGGATGGGTCAACTCTTGTGGATGCCATAATAACTTCTTTGGTTGTTGTGCAGGATACAGCAACAGCACTGGATGTTATAATAACTTCTTTGGTCCTTTTGCAGGAAGATGCAACACCACTGGTTATGATAACGTAGCAATTGGCCGATGTGCAGCACATTGCAGAACCACTGGTCATAGTAATGTTTCTATAGGTAATTCTGCAGGTTACTTTAGTACTGGTAATAATAATACCTTTATTGGTGTCCTTGCAGGTTCAGGTTTTGCTAGTGCATCTGGTTCGTATAACATATTCTTTGGACATTGTTCAGGTCGTTCAAATACTAGTGGAGCATGTAACCTTTTTGCAGGTTTAAGAAGTGGTGCATGTAATACAACAGGAGAATTCAATATCTTCTTTGGACATTGTGCAGGACATTGCAACACTGATGGAGATTGCAACATTGTTGCTGGTTATAAGGCAGGTTTCTCAAATGAAACAGGTTGTCATAATGTCTTCCTTGGTTGGTGTGCTGGTGCCACAAGCACTAAAGGAGAACAGGTTGCAATTGGATATAATGCAAGAGTTGCTGCACCTACAGAAAGCACCCAATTAGCAATTGGTATTGGTAATACAAATTGGATTGATGGTAATGAGTCATACTTTGTTGGATTTGGAATTACTAATCCAACACAAAGAGTTGATGTTGGTGGAAACATAAAGGTTTCTGGAGAACTTCATGGTCCAACTAACTTCGTCATTGATCCAGCGGCAGTTGGTGATAATACTGGTTCGGTAAGAATTAAAGGAGACCTTTATGTTGATGGTGATAACTTTGTTGTCAATTCGGAAACAATTACTCTTGGTGATTTTGTAGTTGGTATCGCATCCACAGTTCCAAATCGCACTGAATTGGATGGTGCAGGAATTGGAATTGGCAGTGATGTTACTTTCCTTTATGATGATACAAATACTGCACTTAAATCTAATGTAAATCTGAATCTTTCTTCTGCTGATAAAACATATAAGATTAATGGAACTGATGTTCTGTCTGCAACAACGCTTGGATCTGGAGTTGTTAATTCTTCACTAACATCTGTTGGAAATCTTACATCATTAACTGTTAGTGGGGATGTTAGTGTCAATGGTAGTGGAGGTATTTCGGTTGTCGGTGTTGTAACTGCATCTGACTTCAATTCAACTTCTGATCAAAAACTGAAGACAAACATACAGAGAGTTGAAAATGCAGTTGATAAGGTACAACAAATTGATGGTGTATCATTCAATTGGATTGAAAATAATAAACCTTCTATGGGTGTTATTGCTGACCAGGTTGAAAAAGTTCTGCCTGAACTGGTAAGTAATACCGATCCGAAGACGGTTAATTACAACGGATTGATAGGTCTTCTGATTGAGGTTGTAAAAGAACAACAAACACAAATTAATGATTTGAACGAAAGACTATCAAGACTTGAGTGATTACTAAATAATAAAAAACTACCCAGTATATACGAGGACGGTAGATGGCTATTAAAATTTCCAATTCTACTATTATCGATGATAATAGAGATATTCTAAATGCTGGAACCACGGGTGTTGGAACTATAACCGTTGGTTCTGGCGTTACAATTTACAATGAGGGTGGTGGTAGTGCATACATTGGATTTGCAACTCATAATGTTAGAATTGGAGATAGCACAACAGGTCAATCATTAACAAGCGGAAAAAATAATACTTTTATTGGTGTTGGTGCAGGACGTAGCAACACCTCTGGAACTAATAATATCTTCTTTGGTCAACAATCAGGATTCTGTAATACTTATTCTAATGGTTCTGTAGCAATTGGTGCATCAGCAGGATATCATAATAATGGTGATGACAATGTTTTTATTGGCCGAAATGCTGGATTTACTACTGCTACTCGTTTTTCAGGTAATCTCATTTCAGGTTCTAATAATTTTATATCAGGTGTTGGAGCTGGTTCATCATTAACCTTTTCAAACCATAATGTCTTTATTGGTCTTTGTGCAGGACACTATACCACTACCGGAAGTTATAATATATTCCTTGGAAAATTTTCAGGATGTAGCAACACTACCGGAGGATATAATAATTTCTTTGGGGCATGTGCAGGATATTCTAACACTAGTGGATGTCATAATAACTTCTTTGGACACTATGCAGGATGTTCTAACACCAGTGGAAAGTATAACAATTTCCTAGGCCTCAGTGCAGGATGTAATAATACCGAAGGATGGTATAACAACTTCCTTGGTATTTGTGCAGGATTCAAAAACACCACTGGATGTGATAACAACTTCCTTGGTCAGTGTGCAGGAGTTTGTAACACCACTGGATGTAATAACAACTTCCTTGGTGAGTGTGCAGGATTAAAAAACACCACTGGATGTGATAATAACTTCCTTGGTCTTCGTGCAGGAGTTTGTAACACTGAAGGATGTCATAATAACTTCCTTGGTGAGTGTGCAGGATTCAAAAACACTACCGGATCATATAATAACTTCCTTGGTCCCTCTGCAGGCAAATGTAATACTACTGGAGGTTCAAATAATTTCTTCGGAGTTCTTGCAGGATTCCGTAATACTGTTGAGTGTGGAAATGTTTATATTGGGGAATGTGCAGGATATAATTCACAGGGACATACTGCATGGGATAGTGTTGATGCAAGTGAGCAATATAACACCTTTATAGGATATAGAGCTGGATTCTCTACAGCATCTCCATATGGATTTTCGCGTAGAAACGTTGCAATCGGATATTGTGCAGCTGGTTCTATAGGAGTAGCTTTCCCTCAACAAGGTGGAATAGATTATTGCCCAATTTCCAACATATTCATTGGAGAATGTGCTGGTTATAATGCTAATGGCGACATGTATGATAACGTTTTCCTTGGAAGATATGCAGGGGAAAAAGCTTCAGGTTGTGTCACCAATAACGTTGCTATTGGACGTAGTGCTCTTGGTTATGCTGAAAATAATTTATGGAATGCCTTGTCCAAATCCGAGCATAATATAGCAATTGGATATTTTGCTGGTTATTTATCTCGTGATGGATGTTATAATAACTTCCAGGGATATCAGGCAGGATGTAGTAACACTACTGGATGGCATAATAACTTCTTTGGACAACAAGCAGGATTGTGCAACACCACTGGATGCTATAATAACTTCCTTGGACGATGGGCAGGATGCTTCAACACCACTGGAAGTGTTAATAACTTCATTGGTTATTGTGCAGGATGTAGCAACACCACTGGATCCAATAATAACTTTCTTGGACAAGGTGCAGGAAAGTGCAACACCTGTGGAGGTTGTAATAACTTCATTGGATGTGCTGCAGGACGGTCCAACACCACTGGATGTTATAATAACTTCTTTGGCAGAAGGGCAGGATACGGTAACACCACTGGATTCCATAATAATTTTATTGGTCATATGGCAGGATGTAATAACCTCTCTGGAAATTCCAATAACTTCATTGGATATCAGGCAGGCCTGAACAACACCTCTGGAGATTGTAATAACTTCTTTGGATCTATGGCAGGAAGAGCCAACACCACTGCATGTCATAATAACTTCATTGGTTCATGTGCAGGATGCAGAGTCAACACCGGAGGTTATAATAATTTCTTTGGTAATTTTGCAGGAAGGTATATCACTACTGGATGTCATAATAACATCCTTGGCCATTGTGCAGGACATGGCACCTTTGCAATTGGAGAAACAATAAATGGATGCCATAACAACTTCTTTGGACAATATGCAGGGATCTCGATTACTTCCGCAAGTTATAATAACTTTATTGGTTTTCGTGCAGGTGAAGGTCAGAAAAATGTATTATTTTACAGTAATTGTGCGACAGGGTGCCATAATAACTTCTTTGGAAGTTATGCTGGTCGTTATAATCTCTCTGGTTCTAGCAATATTTTCCTAGGTCAATGTGCAGGTAACACAAATACCACTGGTTCTTGTAATATTGCCATTGGTAGGGATGTAGAGCTTCCATCTGCAACTGGTGACAAACAACTTGCAATCGGTGATGGAACTGATCGTTGGATTAGTGGTGATAGTGATTTCATTGTAACTGCAAATGTAAGAGGATCCACACGTCAGATTGTTGGTTATAGCACTGATGCTACTTTTACACAACCAATAACTGCAGCCCAATTTAACACTATTGATGATATGGCTATTGAGATTACTCTTAACAGTGCTTCAAATAAAGTTCTTGTTACTTTTGATCTTACTGGAGAATTTGCTAATACCGCTAGTAATTATGATACTGGCATTTCTATTCAAAGACATAGTGGCAATTATGCAGGTGGATTCATAGATGTGGCACCAGGAGAGACCGCTGCCGGATATCATAATTCTGCTGGAAGCAGAAATCGTGGAATAACAACACCAGTTGTGAATTATTCTCAAGACGCTGCCAGCACTGCAGAAAAACTATCAATTATCAATTTCCTGGATAGTCCAAATACAACTGGTATTGTGACATATTACCCAACAATTTATCCAAGAATCACCGACACTTGGTATGGTAATAGAACGGTCGCTGATACTGACGGCAATCAACATGAAAGATTTATTTCATACATCACTCTTCAAGAAATTGTTGGTTGATCTCTTTTTATAGAGAATGTTATAGTGTAATTGAGGTTATTGATTAAGAACTAAATACAGTATGATTGATTGAGTTGTATTATTCTATGGCATTTCTTTCACAATTGAGCAACAAGAATAAGTCAGGTTCAGAAAGAAAGTTTTACTTTATGGCAGGTCTTCCACGTTCTGGAAGTAGTTTATTATCTGCACTATTGAATCAAAATCCAAGATTTTATTCTGGACCTTCAAGTCCTGTTCTTTCAACAATGTATTCAATTGAAAATCATCTGGCAAATGATGAATTATATCATGGTTATCCAAAAGAACAACAGGCATTTGAATTGATTTCTAGTGTCATTCATCACTTCTATAGTGATGTATCTGACCCAGTGATTATAGATAAAAATCGTGCATGGCCTGCAAGAGTATCATATATTGAAGGGTATATTGGACATAAAGCAAAGATTATTTGTCCTGTAAGAGACATTGATGAGATTCTGACATCAATGATTACGATGATTCGTCGTAATCCTTACAAAGAGGGACAATCAAGAATTAACTTTATTGATGAACAATTGGTTAAACTCAATATTCCAATCAGTGATGATAATCGTTGCGAGTATATTGCAGGTCCTGAAGGTATTTTGGGACAATCACTCAATGCAATGATGGAAGGTGTAAATCAAGGATTTGCAGATAGATTGCATTTTGTAGAGTATAAAGACCTCGTAAATAAACCTCAAGAAACACTTAATCAAGTGTATGAATTTCTTGAAGAAGAACCATTTGAGCACACATTTGATAATCTTAAGAATGAAAATCAAGAGAATGATTTGAATACTTATGGGCTTGCAGATATGCACCATGTTCGTGCAGAACTTAAATCAACAGCATCAAATCCAGAAGAGATTCTTTCTCTAGATGTTAGAAAAAGATGTGAAGGCATGGACATTTGGCGTCAAATCAATTATAATCAGAATGAACAAGTTGTACCTAATGTAATTAAGATATAAAATGAAAGAAAAGTATTGTATTTTTCATGTTCAAGGTGGACTTGGAAAGCACATTGCATCTACAGCAGTTGCAAAGTGTATTAAAAATAATTATCCAGAACGAAAACTCATCGTAGTTGCCGTTTATACTGACGTATATCTTAATCTTCCCTTCATTGATAGGGTATATCAATTAGGAAATACGAATTATTTTTACCAAAACTATATTGAAAATAAGGACTCTTTGATTTTTCATAATGAGCCTTATTTTACAACAGATCATGTTCATAAACGTCTTCCACTAATTCAAACTTGGTGCAAGATGTATGGTTTGAATTATCGTGGAGAGATGCCACAAATTAAATTCAATCCACTACAAAAGAAAATTTCCAAAGATGTATGGAAAAAAGGTGATAAACCAATGATGGTTATTCACACTAATGGTGGATTGATTGAACCAAATGCAAGACCATATCTATGGGCACGAGATATGCCCATAGATATTGCACAAGAAATTGTTGACAAATACCATAAAGATTATACGATTTATCAGTGCACAAAGGTCAATTCAGAAAAATGTATCAATGCCGAAATCATTGAATTCGGATTTGAACAAGGTAGTATGCAGTTAGGAATCCTTGAGTTTTTGAGTATTATTTTACATAGTGACAAGAGGATTCTGATTGATAGTTCACTACAACATGCTGCAGCTGCACTGAAACTTCCATCATTGGTTCTTTGGAATGGAACAAGTCCAAAGGTATTTGGATATGATATGCACACAAACCTTGAAACTATCAAACCACAAAACTTCAAACTTCCCGGAAGTTATTTGTTTGATTTTGATTTCAATGGTCCAGAGCATGAATATCCATTTGATGAGGATGAGAAGTTATTTGATACTGACAAAATTTTTCAATACATAGAAGAGAAGTAAAGGAGTAAAGTTATGCCTTCAGAAGAAATGACCCCAGAAGAAATCGCAGGAACATACAATGCTGCGATGGACAGTGTAAATCTCATCAATAGAATTGTAGAGCAAGAAATTCTTTCAGAAGATGATGAAGATACTGTTAGTCGTAATGTAGAACATCTTAAGATTCAAGTAGGAAAAGATTTTTGGACTACAGAAGATCTAACACCATTCAATGATGCGATCACAGCTGGTGAAGCAGTTCTCTGATTATCATTCGTAACAACACTTACCTCTTGAACTTTTGTTTCAGGAGGTTTTTTAATGCTTGACAAACACTTAAAATATGTGTACAATTACCTTTGTGGAGGTTGATAAAAATAAAAGCTAAATATTTCTTTTAGATACTTATGAAAACGATTGAAAGACACAGATACAAAGACAAGGAGATATTTGAGACACGCACTCTAAAGTTTAGACCATTTGAATATAAAGATATTGATTTGGTGATGTTAATGATTGCAGAGAATCTCACACCAAAGATGGTATCAAAAAAATATAGAGAAGAGAATAAAGATAATCCAATGTTTGGACATTGCTATCATTCTTCTCAAGCATTATATTATCTTATGAATACAGATGTATTGGAACAAATGAGTGCAATTGATTATCATGATGAAGCACATTGGTGGTTAAGAGATAAGTATACGCATGAAGTGTATGATATTACTGCAGATCAATACTATTCAGTCAATCAAGTTCCACCATATGCACAAGGTAAAAAGAAAGCTTGGTATGGATGGAAACAGAGACCACATCAAAGAACATTAGATTTGATGGTAAAGGTTTTAAGTAATAGACTTATTTCAGATGAAGTGTTGACATATTAAACTGGGCCCTGTAAAGTGTCCTAGTGATGTGAGGGAGAGCAATCAACTTCACAACACCAGTTGACAACGGTTCTCCGATTTGTTATACTGACCTCATCAAACGAAACACTGTTTGATCTCGTATCCTTCTTCTAACATATTGAAGAAGTATGCAAAAACCCACACTTTTTCAAACTTCAATTATGCAGACCAATCAAAATTTTATGATCCCGCTCAAGGAGCCTATTAGTCTTCTTGAATATGCTTACCTTCTGCTTAAGACCCGTAAGTTTTGTGCTCCAGAGCAATTCCAACGCCCTGAAGCATGGCAAGTAAAGGATCGTAAATCATTTTTTCAATCAGTGTTGATGAATCGTGCAGAAGGCACTCTTGTCTTGGTTGATATTCAACAATGTATCGAACGTATGGAATATGGCGGAGATACAAGTAGCGATACTTATAAATTTTTCAAAAAATACTTTAATGAAGGGTTCAAGTATTTTGTTCTAGATGGTAACAACCGTCTGTGCTTTATCACTTCTCTTCTAGAAGATAATTATCTTATTCCCGAAGGGACTTACGAATTTATCAGTGATGAAGTCAACGGAAACATTTCATCATTTACTGTTCGCAAGGGAAAGCAAAAGTTCTCTGACCTGCCTACACGAGTTCAACGTGTTATTCAATCTCGAAAGTCTGTGTTGAGTGTCTATACTCAAATTACCTTGGAAGGTATGTCTGAAGTGTTCCAAAATGTGAACTCTGGTGTTCCTCTTAACGCACAAGAACTTCGCAACGCATATTCTTCTCCTTGGGCTGAGTTTTTTCGCGATCTTTCAAAGGAGGTTGCACCTCTTCTTGGTTACACTCACAAAGACCCCATTTTCCGTCTTAAGGGTCAAGAATGGTTGGTTGATTGTATTGCCATGGCAATTGATGGAATTGCAATCAATGAAGTTACTGGAGAACTTCAATTTACTGGAGTTACACAAACATCTAAAAACAAACTGTATAAGAGCACTTTCTTTACTCAAGAGGAGCAAAACTTCTATACTAATAAATTCATTGAATTGATGGATTTCATTTCTCAAATGCTCCATGATGAAATTCTTGAAGAAAAATCTCTCAAGCAAAAATCTAAAATCCAAAATCTTTATTGGATGATGACAACTGTTGATGGAATTGAGACCTATGATCAAGCAGTTGCAGCTGTTGAAAAGCAAGAAATTGCTTATCTTGACAAGCAACGTAAGTTTGGTGAAGAGGACAAAACCTTCCGTCAATGTTGTGAAGGCATGAATGCTGAAAACTTGGAGGTTCGATACACAATTCTTACCGAAATTCTTACCGAAGTGGTCGGTGAGCGCAATGATTTCTCTACTCTCAATGAAGTTTTTGAAAGTGTCTGAACCTTGCGTTAGTTAGGAAGGAGTTTCAAGGGTTCTTTGAGTAATCATTGGGCCCTTCAAAGTGTTTTAGTTCTGTAACCATCTATTCTATGAAACGAGAATTTATCTGCGTTCAACCAAAATCCAATAAAGCAAAGAATCGTTTTGCTAATGAGATGGATAAACTTCATTCTTGTGTTGTTGAACAACGCACAGGAGGAAAGGTGTTTCTATCTTCTATCAGTGGAAAATACTCTTTTTGGATGAGTGAATCCTCTGATGATAACTGGGACGTTATTTAGCACTAGGCATAAATTTTTGTTGCCAAATGTCCTGATTTTCACACATTTTTGATAAATAGTGATAGAATTATGAGGTACACCCATGAATCCGTATTCTACATTATGATGTTCAATGTGCTTGGAGGATATTATGCACAATCTTATTTCTTACAATCAACTTGCGGGTTGGAAGCAATTTGAAACGACACTGAATCATTTCAATGAGCAAAGCGATGTCATCAATGATTACTACCAATGTTTAATAGAATGTGATGACAAACAGCATATCTGCAAAAAAATTTGTAAGGAGGTGCTCAATCAAGAATAATAATAATACATAGCCCTTGACGTAACCCGTCAGGGGTTTTATACTAAAACTGGATGGTAAATCTCATGAAACTGCAACCTCTTCTTCTGGCATTAACTGTTTTTTGTTCTGCTGCTCCTGCAAGTGCAGAGGTTTATATGTATCATGAATCATATTGCTATGAGAATATAGAAGAATATGTGCCAGGGTATCGTAATCGTTGGGGAAGATATGTTGGTGGTTATGTAAAGACAACTAGATCTAGAGTTCCATGCCACAGACATAGAAGTTATAGATCTGAACATCATCACTATCATTCCAATAACAACAATAATCAAAGCAAATCTAATGGAAAGAAAGACGATAATTCATGTATTGAAGGAAGTATATTAGGTGGTATTGCTGGTGGTGGTGCCGGTGCAGCTTTGTCTAGAGGAGATGGACGCTTTTGGGCGATTCCTACAGGCATTGTAGCTGGTGCATTAGTTGGATGTCAAATTGATGGCGGCTAAACAAAAAAACATAGTCACTTATGTAACCATGAATCTGGGGCAAGACAATACGTTTTGCAAATATCCTGGTAAAATGGTTACTATAGGAACGATGTCAATTGCACTATACTGGTTAGTAATGCTTGGTATGGTTGTAAACGCATATTATCATCATCACATCAACGTTGATATTGTTACAAAGTGTTAAGCAAATAAAAAGAGAATCTTAAAAAAACGGATCAGGTCAAAAATTCATAGTAAAATATTTTGAATCACACATAATCAATGACCCGACCATCAAAATCCACCGAACTCACTCAAGAAGAGTGGAACGATATGAAAGCAATCCGAAATGCTATCAAAGAAAGACCACATTCAGTTCATCCTGATAAGATGGAGGCATTTACAGAGTATTTGATTCGTAGCATGAGGGGAATGGATTGTTGAAACTGGGCCCTTCAAAGTGTTCTGTTAATGTAAGCACCATTCCAATGTAGCATGATAGATTTAGATAAACTTTCGCACGAAGAAAAGGAAGCCCTTGCAGAAGATTGTGAGGACTATCTTTTACATCGTAACATTCCTCTCTTTTCGCATTCATATGATAACATCATTTTACATGCGTTAAGAGAGGGTTATCAGATAAAAAAGTTCGATCGTTTCACGAATAAACCACAATGAACAATAAAAAAACAAACAAATCAAATCGTCAAGAAGAAAAATTTTGGAATCAAATTGAAAAGGAAGCTTCAAAGTATGAAGTAACCGTTGATTATTATTTGGATGAATTTGTTATTGATAATCAATACTTCATGAAAGATTGACAAGGACTTCATTTTTTATTATACTTTTGAGGTAATCTAACCAAATCAATGACAAAGTATTTCTACACTGTTGACCACTTCATTCCCTTTCCCCGTTCTGAATATGGTGGAGTGTGGGTTGTTGTTGCCGAAAATGATGAAGAATGTTTTGATCTGATCACTGCTGAAGATGAAGGAGCGAACGATGACTATTATGGTCGTCTTCGTGAAAACATCATGAAGGCACCAACATATGCTCTTGCTGAAGAGTATGATTCTGGTATTGTGGAGCAATTTACGACATGAATCTCAAAGATATTGAATTTGGTCATAAACCACCAAAAGGATTTCGGTATGAGGTAAGAGATTTCAAACGTAATGTTATTTCTATTTGGTTATGTCATCCAAATGTATACACATACAAATCTGAACCCATAAAAACAATCTGGGGATTTTATGATACCAAGAAAAAACAATATCTTGCTCCTAAAGATTGTAAAACTGTAGGTAAAGTTGTAGATTTTGCAGATACAAGAAATTATACTGCGATGCAACTCAATCTAAATCCTCTAGAGAGAGCTTTTTTATGACATATACGCCAAAGGTTAATGATTATGTAAAATGGCATCATGGCGAATTTATTGATGAAGGATGGGTTTATTTTCGATGTAGTGATTACATCACAATTGAAGTTGGAACAAAGGATAAACCAGATACATTAGTTGATATTCACAAGAAGACTCACATTCTTGTTGTATGTCAAAACTGGTATTGGCACGAGTTAGAGTATCTCCACAGTCGTGGGGATATTGGTGTAAGTGAGTATAAATCTCAAGAACATAGACCCATTGACCCTTAAATCATGTATCAAGTGAATTATCTTAAACCTAAAAAGAAAGGTTTTGCAAATCATTCAGCATCTTTCATCAAAATTGAAGATGCTATTTTTTGGGAGAAACTCAAAAAGACAGAGGGATGTAAGGATTTTCAAATTCTGGTTAAGTAAAACTGGGCCCTCTAAAGTGTTCCACTATTGTAATCAACGATTCACACAAAATGGATTGGTTCGACGACATTCAAATTGAAGAACTTTCTAACTTTGATTATCAAGAAGATCCTCTCGAAGAGGAACTCTTTGAAGAAAACAATGATGAGAAAGCTTTTCAAGCATTTCTAAAGTCTAACTGGGATTTTTGATCTAAACATTTATAACTTTTCACCTCAACTGTACTCAAAATGAACTCTTCTAGCACTCTTTACGAACTCCAAGAACTCAAGAAACTCTGGAGGAATCAATCTTTCTACTTTTCTCAAGAGCAAAAGAAACGTTATGAAGAACTTACGAAACTTCGTCATGCTCGTGTCAAAGAATTGTATGAAAATGATATGGTCTTCAAACCTGGAGTAACTAAATAATCTGAATATATGTGGGCAGTCAACGCTGCAGGGGTGTAATGTTGACGTAAGTCCCACTTTATGTTATAAATAATGATACCCCTGCAAAAGAATTATGAAAGATGTATTCGCGTCCCTGCAAGAAATGGAGTGGGACGACTATATCCCACCCGAAGATATTATCTCCATTCATGATACCGACTTCACAAAACTTCCACGCTGCGAATGGAAGACTAAAAGGTATTGGTGGAATAATGGAGTTGATGAAACATTGCAAGAAAAATGTCCTCCTGGATGGAAAAGGGGCAGGGCAATGAGTGAAGAGCATAAAAATAAATTTAAATGTCAACCTGGCAGGCAAAAAGGTATCCCAAAAAATACAAACAGAAAAAGAGACAGTAAAGGGAGAGTTTGTGGCAGTTGAAGAGGTGTCCCTGACCCCTTGACTTCTAGCGGCAATAAATATAAGATATGAGTAGTCAAGAACACCAATGAAAACCTTTTCTTCTTTTTTAGCAGAAGTTTATGATCGTGATGTCATGGGTTCTTCACAAATTCGCAAACAAGGCGAAGGTGGAAGAGTTGGAGCTGATCGTAGAAAGACAGAAGCTGAAAAGCGTCGCACCAAGTTAGGACCAGGAGGAACAAGAGTTCCTGCTAAATCTTACAAACCAAGAAAAGATATTGGTACGCAAAGACAAGCATCTACAAGATTGCAGCAACCAGAGAAAGAAAGAGGTGCTGCTGATGTAAAAGCAAGAGCAGCTGCAGCAGCAAAGGAAGAAAGAAAGAAAGCAGCACAGGCAAGAATTGCTGCAAGAAAAGCAGGCAAACCTGCACCAACAGCACAAAAACCAAAATCAAAAGATGCTGAAAAGGAAGGCACTAAATTACTCTCAAAAAAAGGGACTACTCAAAAGAAAACTGGTGAGAAAATTGAAAGAACAACTTCACGCCAATACACCAGAGATGAAAAGAAAAGAATGGTAAGAGCTGGCAAGAGATTGCAAAAAGATTTGCAAAAAGGAGTTGATAGACCTGCTTCACATTACCAACCATAATCTCACTGGGCCCTTCAAAGTGTCCTTGTAGTGAGTCCATAATCGTCCATAACACCCTTGACACTGACGTTGAGGGTGTTATACTATCTTTATCGTAATTCTATTTTGATGGTCACACTTCGTCCTCATCAGCAACGTATTCTTGATCGTATGCTTGCCTATGATAAGGGTCAAATTATTGTGCCTACTGGTGGTGGCAAAACTATCTGTATGATTCAAGATGTTGCAGAGAATTGTAAGCACATTGATAACGGAATGACCACGGTTGTGGTTGCTCCTCGTATTCTTCTTGCAGAACAACTTTGCAGCGAGTTTCTGGAGATTATTGATACAAATTACAATCACATTATGCACGTTCATAGTGGTGAGACACATCACTTCTCTACCACTAATCCAGAGAAGATTGCATTGTTTGCTAACACTGCTCGCACAGCTGGTGAGAATGTAATCATCTTCACCACCTATCATTCTCTGGACAGAGTTCGTCAAGCAGATATTGAAGTTAATAACATTTACTTTGATGAAGCACACAATTCTGTTCAACGAAACTTCTTTCCTTCTACAGAGTTTTTCTCTCATGATGCTGATCGTTGCTATTTCTTTACTGCGACTCCGAAACATTCTCTTACGGTGAGCAAACCAGGGATGAATGACCCAGAAGTTTATGGTCAAGTCCTGGTCAATGTTCCTGCTCCAGAGCTTGTTGATGGTGGATACATTCTCCCTCCCAAAGTTGTTGTAAAGCAACTTGATATGGTTCAGGATAAGTTCAAGATTTGGTCTCGTGATTGTGACTTTCTGATGCAGACCATTGATGACCAGCAAACTGATAAAGTTCTGGTCTGTGCTCGCACTACCAAACAGATTGTTGGTCTTATCGGTGAGAGTGATTTTGCACTTGAATGTGCCAAACGTGGCATGTCTTGGATGACAATCACCAGCAAGACTGGTGCTATCATTGACGGTCAGAAAGTGAACCGTGAGGTATTTTTTGACACTCTCAATGCTTGGGGTAAAGATTCCAACAAGAAGTTTGTGGTTCTTCATCACTCTATTCTATCTGAAGGTATCAACGTAAATGGTTTAGAGTCGGTAATTTTCCTCCGCAACATGGACTTTATAGGTATTAGCCAGTCTATTGGACGAGTTATACGTCTAGGAGGCAGCCACAAGACCTTTGGATTGGTCTGTGTGCCCGTTTATGACTCTGTGGGTATCTCTACCTCCCGCAAGGTTCAGGCAGTCGTTGACACCGTATTTGAGCAAGGTTTGCCAGCAGTTTCGGAGATCCGCAGATGAGTTATCAACCAACAAATTCTTATATTCTTGAACCACAACAATCCCCACTAGGTTTTATTGTTGGTAACTGGAATGACCCTAATGTTTATGCAGCAGTGCCATTGTCTGGTAGTAAAACACAATTAGTTGTTATACATCGCGGGAGACAAATTAAAACATGTCGCAATCGCCAATCAGCAATCAACTTTATTGAAAAACATAGAAAAGGTAAAAGTGTAGCAAAACTGCCCATTGATTGATAGTGGGCCCTTCAAAGTGTCCTTATAGTATGCAGAACAAACACATCGAACACCCCGAAGATTTTATTCTCACTGGTGACTTATCTGTTTTGGATTGGTTTTGTGAGGATGACAGTTATGTTTCTCTCAAGATTGATGGTGCTCCCGCTATTGTTTGGGGTATCAATCCTGCCACCAATCAATTCTTTGTAGGAACCAAATCAGTTTTCAACAAGAAACTAATTAAAATCAATGAAACGCATGATGACATTGATCAGAATCATTCTGGCAATGTTGCTAACATATTACACCATTGTTTTGATTACCTTCCTCGTATCAACGGGATTATTCAAGGTGATTTTATTGGGTTCGGTGGTAGTGATACTTTTCAGCCCAATACGATTACTTACAAGTTTCCGGAGACGATAACTCAAAACATTATCATTGCTCCACACACTTTTTATACGGCAGAGCATGATCTTCGAGATGCTATTGCACAACCATTGAAGTTCACTATCACTGACACAATGTATTGTAAGATTGTGCATCCTGATGCGTGGATTCTTGATGACATTGATTTGCACAAGTCTGCACGATTTGCACGTCAGATGTCAACTCTGGTTGAATTTGCGACACCAAAGCAACTTCCACTCATCAAGAAAGTTCTCAATACCTACTTCAAGATTGGTGCAGAGATTGATGAGGATGAAATTGCATATATTGCACAATGTGATGTCAACCTGATTCGGCTTTGGAAGTTGGTAAGGTCTATCAAACAGGATATGCTTTACATGTGTCAGAATGATTCTGATATGCAATGTGAAATCAATGATGAAGAAGTTGATCATGAAGGTTATGTTTGCACAAATCAGTTTGGTACATACAAACTGGTAGATCGCGAGGTCTTTAGTCGCCAAAATTTTATTAACGATAAAGTATGGGCCCCTTAAAGTGTCCTATTGATGAGAACGAAATTATCATGAA